AGCCTTCTCTGATGCCCTGATAGTTGTACACCGCCCGGGTATAGCTGCCCTTGCCGGTGAGCGCCGCAAAGAAGGCTCCCACCGCGTTAAAGGCGTCCGCGATGTGCCGGATGAAGGCTGTGACGTAAGGGGCCACTGTGGTGACCAGAGGCGCGAAGGCCGTGGCAATGCTGTTCTGCATTTGGCTCATGGCCGCAGACATCGACCCCAGCGAAGTTTTCACCTCACCGGAGTAATTGGCCAGCTCCTTTATTCCGCTGGAAAAGGCGGACTTAAGCCGCCGAATCAGCATATACAGAGACCGCACGCCGATCATGGCCTTTGCCATGGTCAGGGCGCTGGACAGCACACCGTTTCCTCCGCTTCTGGCGCTGCTGCCCAAACCGAGGAACCCTTGCGCCGCCTCTTTGAGCCGGGTGGTAACGCCTGCGGAAATAGCTTCTCCCGCGCTCCTGAGCTTCTCCCCGATGCCGCCGATGGGCGACGCGGAGGCAGATTCCCCCAGCCTGGAAACGTGCTCAGAGAGCCGCTCTGTGGACTCTCCCAGCTCCTCCTGGCCTCTGCGCACGTCCTCCAGCCGCTCTGAGTAGCTGGCAAGGCGGCTCTCCGTCTGCCCGGCCTGCTGCTCCAACTGGCTGAGTTTGCTCTGAGAGCCGGAAATTTCTGTCTGGAGCTGCTTCAGTCCGGCGTTGCTGGCGTAGCCCAGATTCTCCTCACCGATGGCCCTGGCCGCAGCGTCGAGCTGCTGGAACCGCTCCGCAGCCTGATCAGAGGCGGCAATCAGTTCCTGCAGCTTTGCCTTTGCCTCGTCCATGCCGATGAAGCCGTCACCCATGGGAACGAGTTCGCCCTTCCCTGCTCCGGCAATGTTGCCTTTCAGGGTGCGGATGTCGTTCTCCAGCCGGTCCATTTCGGCGGCGACCTGCTCCCTCTGCTTTGCCAGAGGCGTGGACAGGTCCAGCCCCTTGGTGGCCTCCTTGATGGTGTCGTACACACCATTCAGGCGGGAGACATCATCGCTGACGCGCTGGTATTCACCGCTCAGGTCTGAGAGCCGCCGCTTCTGCTCGTCCACGGCACGGGACAGCTCCCGCTCCCTGCCCACAAGGGTCTGAGCAGTCTTGCCGATGCGCTCCGCTGCCTTTTCCGCACCGGACAGGCTCCGGGCGATGGTTCCGGCCTGCCGACCGGATGCAGTGCCGGCCTGTGAGAGGGTGGCGCTTGCCTGCTGAATCTGTTCCTTCAGCTTATCGGTGAGTCTCCCGGCCTGCGCAATCTCCTGTCGGTAGGTCGACGTGTTCGCTCGAAATCGGGCCTCAATCTCTTTAACCACCTGCTGCGGCATGTATTCCACCTCCCCTCGCTGCGTACTGCATCATGATGTTCCTGTACTTCTCCCGCTCCATCGCCACAGTCTCCTCCTCAGTCCAGAAGGGGAACGCCTCATACACCGGCGGGAGCGGCTTCCCGCTGCCGGAGAACACCAGGCCGTTCATATAGCTTTGGTGGTACGCCAGCACCGCGCACTCCTGAAGCTCACGCCTGTACTGCTGTCTGTGGCTGCGAATGTGGAGCAGGACTTCTCCGAAGGTGTAATCCCAGATGTCCGCAGCGGGGATTCCCATGCCCACGCCCAGCTCCAGCACCTCCTGAAAGCTCAGGCCTCCGGAGTAGGGTTTTCCTCCTGCTCCGCATTAAGGGCCTTGAAGGTGCCGTTCACCGCGTCCAGCACGTATTCCTGGGCAGCGCATTTCTGCTGCTCCGTCACCACACCGGACGCCGCAGCGATTTCCAGCGCCAGCTTGCCGAAATCACCGGCTCCGGCGTAGCCCTCGTCCACCAGAAGGTCGTGCAGTTCGCTGCCGTCCTTGACCTGGTTCTCGTTGCCCTTCCAGTGCAGGGCGGCGTCCAGCAGAGCCACCCGGCGCTCCAGGTCGGTTGCAGCGGTCAGCACCGTCTGAATGGTGTCTTCCTCAAACTGTCGGGCAAGCTCCATCTGTGCGGCAATGTCCAGCCGGAGGCAGACGGTTTCACCGGCCACCTGGATTTTCATGCACTTTCTTACACTTTTCATTTCCTACCTCCATGCAGAAAGAAAGGGACGGCTGCACAATCAGCCGTCCCGGTGGTTCACGATTAGCCGCCAGCCTGTACGCTGGGGTTGGTAATGGTCCAGTCCGACTGGAGCGAAACGCTCAGCTTGGCCTGAATGAGGGCGTCCACGCCTACGCCGTCGGTGTAGGTGGTCACATAACCGGTGGAGGCGAACTTGGTGCCGTCGGGCATACTCACTTCGATGGGCACCACCCCACCCGCAGTCTGGAGCGCCTTCAGCACCCGGAAATCGGAGTCAGTGTCGCTGTTGTCGAAGAGGTAGGTCACCTCAAACTCATCGCCCTCCTGCACGCCGGGGACGCTCTTCTTCATGGAGTCCTTCAGGCAGGTGGCGTCCAGCGCGGAGGGCTTGCCGCCCAGAGCGCCGATGTCCTTCACATAGTTCAGGGCGACGTTATTCACCTTCACGTCAATGCCAATGCTGGCCAGTCCCTGTTTCGGCATAGTATCAGTCCTTTCTTAGTCAATCAATCGCATAAAGCGCTTATCCACCCTCCGACCAAAGCGGAAGGTTTTTCGGAAAGCCCACAGGCCCCCGCTCTGCTGTTCGATGTCTCCGGCGTAGTCCCGGCGAAGCCCCATACCGCACACAGCGGCATTGACCAGCGGAGCCAGAGCACGGACCACATCCCGTTCTGTGCTCCAGATGTCCACCTGAACAGCCAGGTCGTCCACAACGCTGAGCGCTGTCTGCTGGTTGGTGATTTCCGACACGGTAATGAGGTTCCCCTTATCCTCCCGGCGGGGCCAGCGGGAAAGCACTGTGTAGGCCAGCTCCGTGTCCAGTTCCCGCAGCGCAGCCTTCACCTGAGGCGCAAGCTCCACCATCTCTGTCCATTCCTCGGTCATTCTCTCACCACCTCCGCGTCCATGGCCTCCTCGATGGCCGCTCCAAGCGATTCCATGATTTTATCCTCGCTGGCCTTCAGGGCGTTGTACATGAACGCCTTGGCCGGGACGCCCTCCGTGTAGACAAAGCCGTTGCGCTCGCCGTTCTCGTCTTCGCCTCGCTCTCTGGCCACCTCGTCCGACCAGTAGGTCCATCCGTCCGGCCTGCGCTTGGGGTTCAGCTCCGCCTCCGCGGGGTGGGGATTGGCGTCGCCCACCGGACCGGTGCCCAGCTCATGAAAAATGGCCACGTCATAACTGGTTCGCACACCGCCCACAATTTCACCGCCCCGGCTCTCGGTAAAACTCTGAAGGGAGTTGCGCAGACGGCCGTCCTTCACCGGAGCGCCCTGCCGGGCCTGACCAGCCACATCTTCGGCCAGTTTGCGGGCTCGAAGGATGACGGAGCGCTCCAGTTTGTCTGGGCTGTCTTCGATGCATCGAAGGAACTCATCAAAGCCCCTCAGCTCCACGCCGCCGCTCACAACTGCACCACCGTCACCTTCCGATGCTGTGGCCACTGAGCGACGCTGCGCACCTCCCAGAGAGCGCCGTCGAAGCGCACCCGGTCAAAGGGCGCGATTTCCGGTTCTGCATCGAACAGCCGCCCGGTTGCGATGGCTGTGACCTGCTCCCCAAATGGAGCGACCTCGGCGGCTCCGTCCTGCACTTGCCATAACACGGCACCCGGCTCCCCCGCCTGGGCAGTGAAGTCCGGATGCTCCATGTCATACACAGCGATGGGGTCGCCTGCAGAATCCGTCCCAGTTGTGCGCCGGTAGAGGCTCCATGCCTTCCCCCACTCCGGCGGGGTACTCAGCGACCTCATTCCCGGGCCCTCCATCGCCAGTGGGCAACACTGGCAAGGACCTCGTCCGCCTGGGCCTGATAGTCCTTGCCGGTGAGGTAATGCTCACTGTGGCTGACATCCCCCTCGGAGTAGGAGGCGGAGGCGAGGCTTGGATTTTCGGCCAGCGTCTGCCGGGCATAGATGGCGGCCAGCTCCCGCACCTTCCGCTCCATGGCGGCGGGAAGGGTCTCCCGGTTCAGGTACAGCAGCAACTCCGCCTCTGCGTCCTGCAGCGCGTCTTCCAGCATCATCAGGATGTCCGCGTCTTCGTCATCCAGCTTCAGGAGGCGGGCCAGCCGCCCCGACAGTTCTTCCATCCGTGCCTCCGTCATCCTGCGTCACCTCAGTTGAGCACTGCCACGACGGAGCCGTCAGCGGTAGTGGAGGCCACCACGATGGCGCACTTCCCGGCGGCTACGCTGGTGCCGGTGTCGCCGCTGACGTTCTTCAGCGTGAAGGCGTTGGTTCCGCCGGTGTTGGTGACAACGGCCGTCTGACCGTCCTTCAGGCCCAGCGTCACGGTCTTGGACGCAGCGGAGGCGGTCACATTGACAAAGGGGAGCTTCTGCTCCTCCGTCAGCTCGGCGCTGTCGCTGATGGTCAGATTGGCGCTCAGGTCAGACAGGTCCCAGCCGTCCGCGAATCTCCATTTCTTCATTGCCGTCCCTCCTCTCAGGCCTTATGGTGCAGGTAGATACCAGCCAGCTTGTTGTCGTACACGTCGGCGATGCCCACGTTCCGGTAGCCGAACTTGTAGGCGTCGGCAGTCTGGTTCTGCTCCGGGGTGATGATCTTGGGCGCGACGTGCTTCTGGTACTGGATGGTCGCGGTGGGATGGACGATCATGAAGTTGATGTCCTTGCCGCCGCTGGCCTTGGCATAGCCGCCGCCCTCCTGACCGGAGGTGGAGCCGTCGTACTGGGTGATGGCAGTGTAGAACCGGCTCTGAGGCACCTTCACGACCTTGGAGAAGCTGTTCAGTGCAGCCCGGCTCTTGGTGGTGTCCATGTCCTCCACCAAGCCCAGCAGCGTGGGGGTGATGTACAGGATACGGCCCTCATAGGGGACTTCGTCCTCATCCATCTGGCTCAGACCGGCCCGGATGGCCTCCACGGTGCCCGCGCCGGTGCTCAGGGTAGCGCCGCTGCCCACCTTGCTGATGCCGGTAGTGCTGGCGTACGTGGCAAACCGGAAGGCGTCCAGCT